AGTATCTTAAGGATATCAGGTTAATTAGGAGGTAGCCTCCTATGGCCGACAAAACATATACAGTCACTGTCGCAAGTGGAAATTTGTATGGTGGTGGCACAGGCAATGTTTTTTATGTAGACGGAGTTCGAAATTCAACAGGACCTGGTGAAATTGATTGGGTTCAAGGAGCCACTTTAAGATTTGAACAAAGTGATTCTTCAAACAATAACCATCCATTATTATTTACCACTGATGCATCCTCACCCAACTCTTATAGAATAAGTACTGGGGTAAGTTATTATTTAGATGGAGCTTCAGACGTCGGATCTTATACTAATACTACTTTATTTAATGCAGCCACAACAAGGTATGTAGAAATTACTCCTGCTAACAATGTTGACTTTTTTTATTATTGTTATGTTCATGGTATTGGAATGGGAGGTCCAATAGATCTCGTACAAAATGCATGGGGAGCTTTAAACTGGTCACAAGGTGCTTGGCAGGATCAAGGAAATAGTGGAGCGACTTTAACCGGAATTGGAACAACGTTTAGTTTAGGTTCTGTAAGTGTAACGGCTATTGTGCAAGAGGGTTGGAGTAACAGAGAATGGGGTCAAGGTTTATGGGGAAATGACGATGATAGTACACCAATTATAACAGGAGTTTCTTTATCTGCTAACTTAGGAAGTGTAACTGCTACAGGTTTAATAAATGAAGGTTGGGGAAGATTAAATTGGAACGAATCAGCTTGGGGACAAGCGGGGACAACTTTAATAACAGGATTACCTATATCTGCGTCTTTAGGATCAGTAACAGCTACTGCTGAAGTAAACACTGGTTGGGGAAGAGAAGGTTGGGGAGATGAACCATGGAATGAAAATACCGCTGTACAAACTGTAGATGTAACTGGTATTCCAACAACAATAAATTTAGGATCAGTATCCGCAACTGCAGAAGTAAACACTGGTTGGGGTAGAAAAGCTTGGAATGATCAAACTTGGGGTTCTCCAAACGAAGCGGCAGACATAACAGGTTTTGGTTTATCAGCAAATTTAGGAACAGTTTCATTAACTACAGAAGTAAACACTGGTTGGGGAAGAACTAATTGGGGTGAATTAGGTTGGGGTATCCCAGGAACTTTAATACCAACTGGGCTATCTATGTCAGCAACTTTAGGCACAGTGACAGCAACCGCTGAAGTAAATATTGGTTGGGGAAGAAAAGAATGGGGTCAAGGTTTATGGAATAACGATGGAGACAATTTAGTAGTACCTACAGGATTTGGTATGAATGTGGTTCAAGGTCTTCCTTCAATCGATACAGAAATTAATACTGGTTGGGGTAGAAAAGCTTGGGGAGATTTAGACTGGGGTGGATTCTCAGATTCAATAGTTGTAGGGGTTTCTGGAAATCCTATAACTGTGTCATTAAATAGTGTTGTTCCTATACCAAATACTATTGCTACACCTACTGGAATTAATGCAACAATTAGTCTAGGAACCCTTGACATTGACGCAGATGCGAATATAACAGTAACAGGAAATAGCTTGACAGCGGCTGCAGGATCGCTTAATGCTATTATCTGGAACCAAGTTGATACAGGCACAGCACCCACTTGGAAAAATGTTGACACAGCTGCTTAATTTTAATAAAATACGAACAAATAAGGATTTAAAACTATGGCAAACAGTACATCAAGCTTTCTAAAACTTACCGTACAAGCGACTGGTGAAAACTCAGGTACGTGGGGTACAATTACAAACACAAACTTATTAATTCTTGAGCAAGCATCAGCTGGTTATGAAGCAGTAGCACTTAATGCTACAACAGGAGCAACTTTAGTTGCAACAAACGGTGCTGTTTCAAATGCTAAAAATATTGCGTTAGAATTAACTGGAACGATTACAGGCGCAGTAAATGTTACTGTTCCAATAACAGAAAAATATTACATTATTAAAAACTCAACATCTGGAGCTTACGCAGTAACAGTTAAAGTATCAGGTCAAACTGGTGTAACTTGGGCTGCTGCTGATAAAGGAACTAAAATTCTTTATGGTAACGGAACAGATATGATTAACTCTAATTTAGAGAAATTATCATCTGACTACGCTCCTCAACTTTCAGCTAACTTAGACGCAAATGGTAAAAACATTTTAATCGATGGTGGAAATTTCATTGGAGATGAAAACGGTCTAGAACAAATTAAATTTGTAACTACAGGATCAGCTGTAAATGAATTTTCAGTAACAAACGCTGCAGCAGGAAATGCTCCAGCATTATCAGCTACTGGTGGCGACACAAACATTGATTTAACTTTGACTCCAAAAGGAATTGGTAGAGTTACATTAAATGGTGGTGGTAAAATTCAACAACTTGCAGAAAAAGTTACAACATCTGCAACAGCAGCTACTGGAACAATTAACTACGATGTTATCACACAAGCAGTTTTAAATTACACAGCTAATGCGGCAGCAAACTTTACAGTAAACTTAAGAGGAGATGGATCTAATTCATTAAACTCTATTATGGATACAGGTGAATCTATCACTGTAGCGTTTATTGTAGCACAAGGTGGTACACCATATTACAATAACGTTGTTCAGGTTGATGGATCAGGTGTTACTCCAGAGTGGCAAGGTGGATCAGCACCTTCAGCTGGAAATGCTAACTCATTAGATGTTTACACATACACAGCAATTAAGACTGGCGATGCTGCATTCACAGTGTTAGCAGCTCAGACTCAATTCGCTTAATAGGAGAAGGAGTAGAAAGATGCCAATATTAGGATCATTTGGAGCAGGATCAGCAAAAGGACTTGGGCTTACAGCATCATCCCCAGTTGAATATTCTATTGATATTTTATTAGTTGCCGGAGGTGGCGGCGGAGGAAATTCCAAAGGCGCTGGAGGCGGAGGCGGCGGTATGAGAAAAATTACCGGTGAAACTTTCTTTTCAAATGAAACTTTAACAGTCACTGTAGGATCAGGAGGAGATCCAGGACAATCTTATGTAGGAGGAGGCCCTGCAACACCCGGAGGAAACTCTGAGGTTAGCGGAGGATCTTTATCAGGAACTTTAACTTCTCACGGAGGCGGTAAAGGAGGAGATAACTCAAGTCCAGGAGCCACTGGCGGCGCAGGCGGAGGAGGATCATATCCTAATACAACTGTATCACCAGGAAACAGCCCACCATTCTCACCACCTCAAGGTGGAAATGGAGCGGCGGGTCCACCACCAAACAGAGCTGGAGGCGGAGGAGGCGGAGGCGCTTCTGGAGGTAATGCCTCAGATAGAACACCAGGAAACGGAACAGCAGATTCAATTACAGGAGCTTCAGTGACTTACGCTGGAGGCGGAGGTGGATCTACACAAAATACTACAGCAGGCCCATCCGGCGGAACAGGCGGTGGGGGAGCAGGTGGACCTGGAGCGCCCGGAACTGATGCATTGGGCGGCGGAGGCGGCGGCCGAGGACCTCATACTGGAGCCCCGGGAGGCACAGGCGGTACAGGCGTTGTTATTATTAGAGCACCCGCTGATTTTGCTGGAACAATTGCACCAGGAACAAACACGATTACAACTTCACCTGGTCCAGACGGAGCAGCAAAAATTTGTACTTTTACGGTAAGTGGAACATTGGACGGTAGTTAATTATGAAGGATTTTGCAGCCATAGATGCTAACAACATTGTTACTAGAATAGCCGTTGCAGGAGATGACGATGCACAACCAGGTTGCGCTTTAAAAGAAGGTGAAGTAGCTTGGATAGAATGCCAAAAAGGTGGTGCTATAAGAGCAAACTTCCCTGTTATAGGAGGGGAATATAGACCTGTTGAAGATGTTTTTTGTGGTGAGAAATTATTTCCTTCTTGGATATTAAATACTTCTCATTGGAGATACGAAGCACCTGTTAGAGAACCAGGAGCTGACGAAGTATTCTTTGATCTTGATGGTGTCAATACTCAATTAACAGGTGTAAATTGGGATGAAGAAAATCAAAGATGGTTAGGTACAATTGTAACTTCAGTTGAAGGACAAGAAGAAACACATTTAGATCAATATTTATGGAATCCTGACGATTCAAGCTGGACATTTGATAGCACGATAGAAAAACCAACCCCATAATTTATGGTTGTCATTGACAACTTTTTAAACAAAAAAACTCTTAAACAACTTAATAATATTAATCTTTGGAAAGAGTATTCTTTTAATGAAACCAATAAATATTTTTGGATAGGAAAAAAACATAAGTCAAAAAATATATTTGAATCTATAATCATAGATAAAATATTTAAAAAAATAAATAAAGAAATAATTAAAAAATCAGTTTGTTGTCAGTATTGGATAAATTTTTTAAAAGACGATTTAGATTGGCACGTTGATAAAGATGAAACAATATGGAAAGAAAAATCAATCTTAAAAAAGTCTGTAAAAAATGTTGTTTATTACGGATATCCACATCAAATAAAAGGTGGTGATTTATTATTACATAATGGTCAAAAAATAGAACCTAAATATAATAGATTAGTAGTTTTTGATAATACACCACACGCTGTAGACAATATCACTTTCGGAACGAGAGTTGCTTTATCTGTAAATTTTTGGTATGAGACACCAACTTTATAGAAAGCAATGAAAAGAATATTAGGTATAAACATCTCGCATCATGTTTCTTTTGCATTAATTACTAATAATAAAGTCAAAGAATATTATGAGGAAGATAGGTTTAATAAATTAAAAGGGTTTGGAAATGAAGACCCTCTTTATAAATATAAAGCTTTAAAAAAATTTAAAGATATAATTTTTGATTGTGTAGCTATATCTTCTTTTGGTAGATATGGGTCAGTTTCAGATTTTGAAATATATCAAAGTTTATTAAAACAAGTAAAATATAAATCTTGTTATTTTGATTGGCAACATCATCATGTTTATCATGCTGTTTGTGGTTATTATTTTAGTCCATTTAAAGAAGCTATTGCTATTGTTAGAGATGGAGGAGGAGAACAAGTAAAACATTCTTTCCAAGCTTTAGACTCTATTTATTATATAAACAAAAAAAATATAAAAACACTTTATAAATTATATTCTAATTGTAGATTTGATATTTTAAAATGTAAGAAAAAACAAAAATATATTAATTATAACGTTTTTAAAGAACAAGAAAAAACAGATTGTTATTTTACCAATGCTAGTGTTGGTGGGTATTATTATTTAGAATCTACCTATAAAGCAGGTTTTGGTGAAAACGGAGAAGGACAACTAATGGGATTAGCTGCGTATGCAGGAAAAAATATTGATAAAAAGTTAAAAGAAAAAGTTGAGATTGGACGAGATGCTCAAGAAAAAACTCTTAAAGAATGTGTTCAATTAATTGAGAAAGCTAAAAAGTATTCATCCTGTAAAAATATAATTTTAACAGGTGGATATCATCTTAATTGTTCAAATAATTTTAAATTAGTAAAATTATTTCCTGAATTAAATTTTTTTGTGGATCCAATACCTTATGATGGAGGCACTGCTGTGGGAGCAGCTTTATATTATGAAAATTATTAAAAATAAAAAAGAAGCTGTAGACATAATTTTAGATCAAAAAATTATAGCTATTTTTCAAGGACACTCCGAATGGGGAGCTAGGGCTTTAGGTAACAGATCCTTTTTATTTGATCCTAGAAATTCTAAAGCAAAAGAAATTGTTAATAAATTTAAAGGCAGACAATTTTGGAGGCCAACGGCTGCTACTATATTATACGAACACAGAAATGATTATTTAGATATGCACGGATTAGATGAATCTCCTTATATGACTTTTGCCATAGATGCAAAACCTAAAGCTTTAAAAGAAGTTCCTGCCGTCGTGCATGTAGATGGCACTTGTCGTTTTCAAACTTTAAAAAGAAAACAAAACCCTAAATATTATGATTTAATTAAAGAGTTTTATAAAAGAACAAAGGTACCTTTACTGCTTAATACATCTTTTAATTTAAAAGGTTATCCCATTGTAGAAACTGAAGAAGACGCTATTTTTACCTTGAATAAAAGTAATATAAAATATATGTATAAACCATGAAAGATATATACAAAGAAGAACTATACGATAAAGACAGCTTAGGCGTTAGACGTAGTAAAATGAAAGATGCTGATGGAAAAATTATTCTTGAAATTGATCCTAAACATTTTGATCGTTTAGAAAAAGAAAAACAAGATTCTGTAAAAGCCTTAAATGCTCAACCTAGATCCTGCGGGGATTGTAATTTATGTTGTAAATTTCCAGCTGTTCCTCGCTTAGAAAAAAAAGCTTACGAGTGGTGTAAGAATTGTGACATTGGTGTTGGGTGTAAAACTTATAATGACAGACCTATAGATTGTAAATCGTTTGATTGTTTTTGGGTATTAGGAATAATCCCTGAACAATACAAACCTAATAAAGTAGGTTTTTACATGACCACCGATAGTCCTAATGATTTAGCTTTAGGAATGTTAAAAGTATATACAGAACCTAATAGATTATCATCCACTATTAAAAAATTAAAACAATATCAAGAAAATAAAAAAATGGTTCCAAAAGGTTTTCATGTAAAATATGGACCTTTCAAAAAGAACAGTTGCTATTTACATGTAGATTATGGTATAAACGGAAGATACGGTGTCATAAGTCATCAAGATTTAGAAAAAGAACTAACTCCTATGATTGAAAAGATGCCAAAAGAAATGTTAGAAAAATTGAAAGAAACTTTTTAATGATTAAAAAAAATTTTTATTGGTACTTTGAAAAAGCTTTGTCCAAAGATACTTGCGAAAAAATAATAAAACATGGTCAAGCTAAACAATTACAAATGTCTTCTATTGAGGATATAGCAGTTGATCGAAAGGCAACTAAAAAAGAAAAAAAATATGTTGAAAAATTTAGAAAATCTAAAATTTGTTTTTTAAACGATCAATGGCTTTATGATTTATTTTCACCCTACATTCATACTGCTAACAAAAATGCAGGTTGGGGTTACGATTTAACTTGGTCTGAAAGTTTTCAATTTACAGTTTATAAAAAAAATAATTATTATCATTGGCATCAAGATTCATTTGATGCACCTTTTTCTTCTGAAGATCCTAACTTTAACGGTAAAGTTAGAAAGGTATCTTTAATATGTAATCTAACAGATTCAAAAAAATTTACTGGTGGAGAAGTAGAGTTTGATGTGACTAATCTAGCTCGTAAAAAAGAACTTCTTTTAGAATGTAAAGAAGCTAAACAACAAGGCACCATAATAATTTTTCCTAGTTATATATGGCACCGTGTTAAACCTGTAAAATCAGGAACAAGAAAATCTATTGTAAATTGGAGCATTGGAGATCCATGGAAATAAAAAAAAGAAATTTTAAATGGGGTCCGTTTGTATACAATGGTATGATTACTCCTGAAGATTTGAAATTATTAAATAAGATTTGTATTAAAAACAAGAAAAAAGATGCTAGAAAAACTTTAGCAGCTACTATCAAACAAGAATATTTTATTGATTTAAAAAAATTTCATCAAATTACACTTAAATATTATCAAGACTTTATCATAGACTTTTCTAAATATTATAATACAGGAGTATCAAATCTTAATTTAGAGCAAGCTTGGGTTAATTTTATGAAAGCAGGAGAAAGCAATCCACCTCACATTCATACTGGATGTAATCTTTCTAGCGTATGGTTTGTCAGAGTGCCTGAAAAATTAAGAAACGAACATAAAAAATATCAGGGCACAATTACAGAAGGTGGGCCAGGTGCTATAAGTTTTATGCATGGATCACATTCTCAATTTTGTATTGATGAGCAAAGAGTTTTTCCAGAAGAAGGTATGTTTTTTATATTTCCTTTTAATTTAAAACATTATGTAACACCTTTTCTGTCTAAAATTGAAAGAGTTTCTATTGCAGCTAACTATACTATTAATGTAACTTCTAAAGCAAAACATTCAGGATTTTTTGGTTTTTATGAAAAAAACAAAATTTGAAAAAGATAAATACTTAGTTGTTAGAGACGTTGTTTCAACAGATGTTGCTAATTTTCTTTTAAATTATTTAATAATGAAAAGAGCTGTGGCTTCCACATTACATAGAAATAATGGAGGTGAACAAGGTATGGCAGGCACTGGAACATTTCACGATCCACAAGTCATCGGCGCTTATTCTTTATATGGAGATAGTGCTTTTGAAACTATATTAAATGCTCTCACTCCTGTGATGTCAAAAAAATTAGGCAAAACAGTTTATCCAACGTATTCCTACGCTAGAATTTATACTAAAGGTCATGAATTAAAAAGACATAAAGACAGAGAACAATGTGAAATATCTACCACGTTAAATTTAGGTGGAGATGTATGGCCTATATATTTAGAACCTTCAGGTAAAAAAGGAAAAAAAGGAAAAAAAATAATTTTAAAACCAGGCGACATGTTATTTTATTTTGGTTGTGAATTAGAACATTGGAGAGAACCGTTTAAGGGTAAAGTATGTGGACAAGCTTTTTTACATTATACAACTAATACAAAATTAATATATGATGAGAGAGAACATTTAGGGTTACCTAAATTATGAAGATAGATAAATCTATTTATGTTTTCGATAATTTTGTAAGTAAAGCTAAACAAACTTTTTACTATAATTACATTATTAAGTCTTTTTTTAAGATAGGATGGGAAGATGTAGAAGAGTTTGATAAGAGAGGTTACCCTTGTTTACATAGTAGCTACACTCGACAAAACGTAGATCAGTTAGAACTTATTCCTAATTTAAAAAAATTTGCAAAAAAAACACCCTACAAAAATATTATTAATGAAAACAATTATATTAAGTGTATGGTAAATTTATCTAAACCTGCAGATCCTAATTTTACACATTGTCATCCAAAACAAGTTGTTTGTTTATATTATGCTAATCTTAATTGGCATCCTAATTTTGCAGGTGAGACTTTATTTTATAGTGAAGATCAAAAAGAAATTAGATACGGTTCTATATATACACCCAATCGACTAGTTATATTTGATGGTGAGATACCCCATACTATTAGAGCTCAAAATATAACGGGACCTAACTATAGATTCTCTATAAGTCTTTTTTTTAATAAATGATTGTTGAGTCTTTTATTAAAGAGTGTTTAGATGAATCTACTAGAGTAAATGAAAAACATATTGATGTAACTGGTAGGTTAAAAAATAAATCAAATAAAATTGAGTCTTTTTGTGTTAGAACTTATAATCAAAATGAGGATACTCTTTCTCAATCTTTGAGTTCTAAAAGTAACGCAGATCGAATGGTATTTGCTTTTGATAAACATTGGGTTATTTTAGATGTAAATGAAATTAAAAAATATTCTAAAATTAATAAAAAAACTAAGCTGTCATTTAATGAATTATGTAATAAAACAGATTGGGTAATAATGATTAAAAGATATGACAATTAAAAACATTTACCACGTGCATAATTTAAGAAAAGAAATAAAGGATATAAAAGAGGAGCTTATTAGCGACTGTTTTAAAAGCACAGAAAATAGAGTTAAAGGATCTTATAATTATAGTGTTATAACAAAATATAAAGATCAACTATACTCTTTGTTTATTGACACCTGTAAAAAATATTACAAAAACATACAAGTTCTTCACACACCATTTAAACTTTGGAGCTACTATACAGACGGTGATTATCACGAAGGAGAGGTTTGGCATAATCATATAGACACTTGTTCTTTGTGTGGAGTTTTATATTTAAAAACTGTCAAGAACTGTGGGATAGAATTAAGACACAAAAACAAGACAGCTTACGTAGAGCCCAGAACATATGATCTTTTGATATTCCCTGGTTTTTTAGAACATAAACCTCGTATTAGTAAAACTAAAAAACGAGTGAGTTTACAATTTGAGATATTCACTCAATAATGGGCTATATTTTTGTTTAAAAACTAGTATAATAGATCCCATGGCATTAAAAGAAGTAAAATTTCAAGCAGGTATTGATAAACAAAGCACACCTTCAGCCGCTGCAGGTAAATGGGTTGATAGTAATTTTGTTAGGTTTAGATATGGAGTGCCTGAAAAAATAGGTGGTTGGGATCAATTAACTACAGCAAATAATACTCTTCCTGGTGTAGCTAGAGCTCAACACACATTTACTAATTTAAATGGCACAAAATTTTCGGCTATTGGGACAAGCTCAGGGCTGTTTATTTTTAGTGGTGAAAGATTTTATGATGTTACTCCTTTGGCTGGATCTCCAGTTTCAGGAGGAACTTTTACCACTTC